GCTGGAGCGCCGACTGGGAGTTTGATTTTCAGTGCCCCAGTGGTGTCGGCACCGCCTCCAGCGAACGTGCCCCCGCCCGGATTGAAGATGCGCTTGCGAGTGGTGTCTGCCGTTGCATCAGCCCCCACCAACTGCGCACCGCTGGCAACTTTCGGGGAAGATACGGTTCCAACGAACGCGGAGACCAACGTGACATCCCACGCGCCTGAATATCCCGGTTCCCCAGACCCGCCGATGGACACGTTGTTCACCCAGACCTGCGGATATGCCCAGAGGTTGTATGAAGTTTCACCAATCCAGACACAGTCGGTTATTCCGTCGTTCCCCCATCGCACAGTCGGGGATCGTAGATACGCATGGGTTGATTCAGAAACGACCCCCGTGTAATTCCACCCGCCGACGTTGTTGAATCCGTTGATAAGGAGCTTCAATGACCCATAGTTATCCGCGATAGTAACTTCCATGGAAATCAAATGTGCGGACACGCCAGAAGGAAGGGATATCTTGAATGCCCCCGTCGTATCCCCCGCACCCCCGTTGAATACTCCACCCAAAGGATTCAGGAACCTGTTGCTGATAGAATCACGGATTGATTCAGGTGCTAGATTAACGAATGCGCTGGAGCTGGGGTATCGCTTCTGCTCCACTGCACTCCCAGCCGAGTTCAGATACAGGATGAAGGATTCTGCTGCGATACCAGATACGACGTTGAAGTATTCACCGTTCACCGTTGCCCCGAGGCCAGCCGCCGTAGAGGGGAACACCCCTGCGGATAACTGAGCCGCATCCGCTGCATTCTCTGCCGCGAGCGCCGCTGCTTCTGCCCGTAGAACCTCGTCTTCGATTGAAGCGATAACCTGCGCTGAGGCAGATAACGCGATTGAAGCTGCATCAGCCTCAACGGAGTCTGCGATAGACTGCGCACGGTTTGCTTCGTCCAGTGCATCGTTCGCCGCCTGAATCGCCAGTGTGGGGTCACCCGCTGCGCTGGCGAACCCTGCGATTGTCATTTTCGTGGCACCCAGACGGTCAACGAATGTGAGTGCAGGGCTGTTCAGTGCAGTATCAAAGTTCTCCGCGTTGTCGTAGAGGTCGCGAGGATCTTTACTGCCCAGAGGGTTTCCGGTGTTGTATGTCGTCATTTCCTATTCCTTAAGAAGGTGAATTATTGTCATCAGCGTAAACCCGAACATCATAGTTGACTGCGGAAACCTCCACTGAATCCCCTGACGGAATTATCTCCGTTATCAGTGCCGGGTAACTCCATCGAGAAACTGTTCCGAACAGAATATGCGTTATCTCCACCGCACCGCCTGTCGTTGGGACGAAGTCGATGTTGGGAATTGTAAGTCGGTATTCATCGACGCGAGTTGCCGCATACGGGCCGGAGAGCGTGCCGTCCTGCCTGCGCAATGCCACCACGTGAGATTCCCCTGTAACCCACACCAGAGGCTCCGTAGAGGTCAGCAAGTGCCCCCCAGCGACAGGGGCAATGGATGCCAAGAGCGCGGACTGCCCATAGCCGGGGATATCGTCTGCGAGGGCACAGTAACTCAGGTATCTGGAATTCAGCGCATCCAGTTCAGTTTCAAACGAATAGCTCTTGCGACGGTACTTCTGCATCCGGCGCTGACGCATACCCACGCGCCACGCACGGGTTCGGTCAGTGATGCCATCCAGACGAAGCTTTTCAATACGAATACCCGTGTCGCCTGGAAGCCTGCACTGGACAATCTCCTGTTCCCAAGTGGTGGAGCTGGTGTACTCAACATCAACCCCGTCGTAATCATCTGGGTCATAAGCGGTGAACCCACGCTTCAACACGGATGTCATATTCTGAGGGGTGTACAGATGCTCAAATATGGTACGGGCCGCATCACGCACGGGCCGGATCTTGCCTTGATCAATGGCGAGCTCCGCGAACCCCACGCGGAAAGCCTGCCCGAGCTCTTCCTTGACCGTGGTTTGATCAATCAGGACGCTGTCATAGTAGTCTCCACGAGAATCCCACAGTGCCCCCAGTGCCGTGAGCTCCGTCTCGTTGATGTCCGTGCTGGCATACCCAACGGAAGAACACACGTACCGGATCCAGTCGTCAATGGAACGTGTTGCCACCCCGTTCAGCTTCCGGGTCACAATGGCGTTGATCTGGTTCTCGGTGCGTGCTGCAATCTTGTCAGACCCTTGGATGGTCACTGCCATTGTGGTCGCGCCAGCGTAGGACACGGGGGCAGGTAAGAGCACGCGCAATCCGTACCATTCAAGTCGGTCAAGTATCTTCAGGGCTTCGCTCTCTGCACCTTTCCGGCGGATACGAACATCAATGTCGGTGTAAGAAGCTGGCAGGGTAATAGAGAACGTCCAGCCGAGCTGATCCTTTGAACCGTTGCTCACCGAGTAGGGCACCGAAGTCCATGCTCCACTTGCTGTTCGCCACTGGAGTTCAAACTCACGAGTGATCGCCCCGATATTACCATCGTCGCTGATGTACGCAAGGCCGGAAGGTGCGAAGATATCAAACTCGATTACCTGCGCCGACTCTGCGGAAGGTGTCGCACGGAAGGGGCCGACCCATCCGCCCACGACCTGTGAACTGTCAAACTCAATCACGACGTTGGGGGTTGCACCAGCAAGGTAGAATCCTGCCCACGATGCGTCATCAGTGCCATCGGGGTTCAGTCGTTGGAATTCAAAACCAACTGTTCCTGACACCGTGCCCCCAGAACCGTCTGGAATGGTGCCTGGAAGGATGGAGGTGATGCGGTATTCAGTGTTCGTATATTCCGGCACGCCTCCAATTGTCTTGACGCGAGGTTCTTGGACGTCCGTGTCGTAGGTGACGCCGGGGGTCATGGAACCAGCCAATTCCCATCCCGAAGTGTAGATAGGGGTTCCGTCTTCTTGAGTACCTGTCTGATTCGTAACCCACTTGTCCAAGGTCAGTTCATCTGTGGAAGATGTTGGGGTGCCAGTGAAGAACGTGGGTGTCACGCCGAAGATGCGAGAGTAACCCCCAGACAAAGAAATGGGCAGGCCACTGAACGGAGTCTGTTCGGTTATCCGTATCATCCCCCCGCTCTGTGTCACTGCATACCCTCCGACCTGCGCATCGATATCTGCGACGAGCAAACTGACATCAGAATAGTCTTCATCTATCAATACCGTCTGCCCCCCGACTACGAACGTGACGGGGGTGCCGGAATAGCTCAGGTCGGCCACGGTCACTCCGTAGATATACGAAGCCGAGCCGGGGAATGCGACGGTAGATAACGTGATAACCTTGTATCGGCCTGCATTCACACCTTCAGTTATCAATATTTCATTTCCAGCCACCAAAGACAGATCAACGAAACTGCCTCGCACCTTATCACGCACGGGTGAGAACACGCTCCCACCCCCGTCAACGACTGTGATGGTACGGGTCTTCATATTGATGCGAACGATATTATTCGTTTCCCAGTCCTGGGGGGCAATACCTGAACCCGTGGTGAAGTAGATAGCGTCCCCGTTCACATAGTATGAAGATGCCGTGGCTTTCGGGGTGCCACTCAATCCGGGGGTTAGCCGTAGTCCGGCCGCACCAGTGGACGCACCAACTTCAGGAGCGTTATACCAATTCCGGTGAGCGGGGTTTCCAGACACGTTCGCACCGGGTCCAAAGATTTCGTAAAGGGCAGTTTCACCGAGGGATATCAAAGGGGTTTCCCCTATGAAGATTTCCCCTGCATTGATAACGAATTCACCCTGCCCGATGCAGAGCATGGCGTCCACCGCCTGCGTCTTGATGTCCTTGAAGTACCTGCGAGGCTGGCACAGATAGTCTGGGAACACCTTATATCGGCCGGACACTTCTGGGATCACACCGTTCAACCGGGGTTGATTTGCCTTCAGGTCCACCACGTTCAATTCCTGCCCCCGTGCCCCGAGGGAGGACTTCATGCTGGGGACGTTGGGTCTGAGCAACACCATCACTGCAACTGCCCCCAGCAAGAGGCCACCCAGTAACCAAAGGGAAATCCCGAAGTCCTGGGGGTTTGGCCGGAGCTCAAGGGTCTGCCCAGCGAGTCGCACAGACGTCCAAGTGTCTGGGGGCAGGAGTACCCCCCCAGAGAATGCACAAATCGGCTGTAGAGGGCCGGGTTTATAGCTCGGGCACGAGGCAGTCAGCCAGTCGTGCAAGGTGCCAGCGTCGGGCACCTGATGCCGTTCCATGGGCTGGCCTGGAAGGGCAGAGGGGTAGACCTCAATCGTTGTCATAATATTTCACTCCGATGTAATTGTTTTCAAAGTCGGCCAGACGCATCCAGCGAACCCCTGTCTTCCTGTTGGTTTCCAGCACTGCCAGCATCCCATCGGCTTCCACCACAATCCCGACGTGAATGCAAAGTGCCCATCTCCAAACCGTGGCGATAGACCCTGGAACGGGTTTATCACGCAAGGCGAACCCCGTGTTCATTACCTGCATCGCTGCGACGGTCAATTCCTTTTTGCTGTCCGGGGAGATAGCCCCATAACTTGGAAGAATATCACCACGGATACTTTCACGCACCAGCCGAACAAGCCCCCAGCAATCAGAACCAGTTGAATCACGACCGTGGTCGCGATAGGGTATCTTCAGCCAATCGTTGATCATGAGAAGTACTTCAATCCGGGGGCGAACTGTGCCGTGTAGAAAGTGCGAGGCCATGCCGTATTGATCAGGTCAAAGAATGCTGCACTTATCTGAAGCACAGTGCCTTCCATGGCACCATCACGGACAACGAACTTGAGTGGGTTTTCTGCTGGCGCTGATTTATCCGTTGAGAGATAGGCGCGATAAGTCAGATACACCATCTCCTCAGCGTCCAGGGCATCATCTATCAGCCGCTGCGCTTCCCCCGTGACGTTATCAATTCCGAAGTTCAGCACCTGCGTCCCAGAAGTATCCCGCTTCGGCAAGGCCACCTGAATCCCGGAGGCCAGGAATGTCAGGGTTCGGGCATCCTCGGTGACGCAAGTGTGGTCTTCGTATCCGTTGCATAAAAGGATTGAAGTGGTCCACGCTGCGCACGTAATTTCCAGCGTCGGAATAACCACTTCAGTCCCGCCCGAGGCGAACACCCGCTCTAGAACTGTCATGCTGGCATCTCCCGATTAACTGCATAGTCAAACACGTCTGGCATCAGCATGAACGAAGGTAAAGTTTCCCACCCTTCTGCGAATGTCTGGCGTTCACGTATTTCAAGATCTGCTTCAATCTGCCAGAGGGTAATCCCCATCAGTTTCGGGCCTCGGTACATCTCGGCGAACCTGCACTCATACGGCTGAAGCCCCATCGGGGTTCTAAGTGTCACGTTGAACCACTCCGACCCGTCTGATAGTACCCACCTGAACCACGTCTCAAAGACCTGCGCTTGCTGTTCTGTGAACATCCAACTGACAGAAGCGATAGTGGGCACACTCGTGAACCGCCTGCGCTGGCGAGCACGCCCCGACACCAGTTCAGACCGGGTCAGAGGCGATATATGGTTCGTGTCATACCCGTTCCGTAGAGGGGTAGGAAGCTGAACCGGGTAGTCAATGGAGGCTGTCATCAAT